AAGCGGAAACACACCGCGCTTTGAACGCGGCAAGCGCAGGTTCGAATCCTGCCCCCGGAGCTTCCTTCCTTCGTCCCGCGAAACGCGGAAAAGACGAGGGGAGGCGAAAGGTCGCAGGCCGCTTCGGAGGGGTGTGGGCGTGAAGCTCAATCGGCTGAGCAGCGGGCTTTTAACCCGTTGGTTGCGGGTTCGAACCCCGCCGCGCCCATCGATTTTAGATGTATCAGCGATGAGTCTGGAGGCTCAATTTGGCGAACTGTAGCCACTTTTGTAGCCACCAGGCGAAAAACACGCCTATTTGCTCTCGCCGACGGCGGTGTCGAGCGCCTTCGCAGCAGCCCGGTGTGCGGCAGGCAGGATGTGGGAGTAGCCCCGAGTCACCCGAGTGTTGCTGTGCCCGACGATGTCGGCGACCACGTCGAGCGGAACTCCCGCCGAGACCAGCAACGACACGCACAGGTGGCGAAGGTCGTGAGGGCGCATCGGGGGCAGTCCGGCATTTTTGAGCAGGCTGGCGAACCTGCGACGACAGTTTCTATCGTCGAAAGGTCCGCCCAGCCCGTTGCGAAAAATCAGCCCCCAGCTTTCCGCAAGTTTCGCCCCGTCACGCTCCAGAACTCCCGTCTTAGCCAATCTGCTCCGTCGAGCTTCCCACGCGGCAAGTTCCGCCTCGATGGCCTGGACGGCGAGGTCGGGCGCGACGACCCGTCGCTTGCCCATGCCGGTTTTGGGCGGAACCAGCGTGGGGGGCGCTCCGGGAAGAACCTGGACCTGCACCCGGATGTAAACCGACTGGATGCGCCCGCTCGGGGAGCGCTGAAGATCCTCGACGCGCAATCCCATCACCTCCCCGATCCGCAGGCCCAGGGCGAGCTGGGTCAGGAAGAGATTCCCCAACTCGTGCGCCCGGAGCGCTGCAAGAAGGCCCGAAACCTGCTCCTCAGTAAACTCGGGCAGCGGGCGCGGCGGTATCTTCGGCGGGTCGGTCAGGTTGGCGACGTTGCGGCTCACCCACTCCCATTTTTGCGCCTGTCCTATGGCGGAGCGGAGCAAGATCCGGCAGATCCGGATCACGCTCGGGGGGCGGCCCTGCTCACTGAGCCTGTTGAACGTCTGCTGCACCTGGCGAGTCGTGAGCGTGGTGATTTTGGCATGTCCCAGTGCCGGGATCAGATGGGTCGTTGCGATGTAGCGGTAGAGCACCATCGTTTTTGGCCGAAGCCTAGACGAGGCCACCTCGTCCAGATACATGCCCAGCAACTGCTCTATCGTGACCCTCTTTGCATCCGGCTCGATGTGCGCGCCACTCTCCACGGCTTTCTGCTGGGCTGCTCTGAGCTTTTGAAGCGCCTCAGTCTTGGTCTGCGCGTAGACGGTGAGCCGCCTGCGCTTCCCATCAGGGCCAATGCCGAGCGAGAGCGACCCGACCCAGAGGCCATCGTCGCCTCTCTGGTAGACCGAACCTTCTCCCTGACCCCGTCGCCGCCCCATGGTTTCCCAGCCTTCACCAAGACCGTAGGTTTCTCCTGCCGTGCCGAGGTACGCCGATGAGCGTCGCCTCCTCCTTACTTGCGCCGATCCTCTACGGGTCGCGCGACGCCCTGGCCGACTGCCTCTGCGGGGCGCTGCTCCGGGTGGCCAACATGCCCCGGGAGCAGTTGGCAGTCGTGCGCGCTCTGCTCTCGCATCGAGGGTTCCACTCCAACCGAATCTGGGCGAGCCTGGCGCTACTCGCCGAAGAATCCGGCACCAGCCAGGCGACCGCCAAAAGAGCCATGGCCCGGCTCAAGAAATTCGGAGTGCGGATCCTGCGCGGCGACGAGCTGGCCGCCGGTCCAGGTCCGCACCTTTGCCCCGAAGAGAAGCGGCTCGGGGAGTTCCCGGTGAACTGCTACGATCTGTCTCCGCTCGTCGCTCTGTTGCCCGATGAGCTGGTCGGCCTCTTCAACGAGCTGCTGGCGGGTGTCCAGGACACCCGCCAGCAGGAGCAGCTCGCCGTTCTGAGCGTCGATCCACAGGATCCGAGCACCTGGCCGAATCCCTTCGATGACGTCGCCGAGCCAGCCGCCTCTGAAGAGGTTCTTCTCTCGGCCTCGTCCACGACCAGCGCTTCGCCATCCCAGTCCCCATCCCTTTTCAGAGCGACATCGACAGCTCCTATGTCGGATGTCGATGGACGTACCGTCTCGTCCGGAGCGAGGCCGCGTCAAAAAAGCGCTGCGCCTCGACCAGCGGAGAGGGTTTTTCCGGGGGTCAAAATTGATCCCTATAAAGAAAGGACTACCAGGAAGCCAGAGAAGGCGGTGCTCGACGAGGTAAGTGAGAAAGCTGTCGAGGCTTTGGTGAAGGTTGTGGGAATCGCTCCGAGGGTGGCGAAAAAGATGGTGGCCGAGCGGGGAGCGGCCTGGTGTGGGGAGCTGCTGGTCTACGGTAGAGAATGCGGGGTGCGTGACGGCGAAGCGAAGGGGGCGGGATGGCACGTCCAGGTCGCTCGGCTCTGGGAGAATGAGGGCTGGCCGGACTGGCTCAAGCCGATTCTGCGGCGTGAGACTGACACCGCCCGACGGCGTGGCGCGGCTCGGGAAGTCCTGGCAGTAGAAGATATTGCTGCCAGAAAAATAGTTACGGCAGTCGCGCTCCCAGATCGACCTGCGACGCCACCCGACATCGGTGTGGATATGGCGCTGGCAGCCCTCGATGACACTGCACGTGCTGAACTGATCGACCGAGTCGTCGCCGATGTGTGTAGAGGGCGCTCGGCTCCGGCCCAGCGCATCATACGAAATCAGCGGGAGAAGAACAGCGACGTATTGGCACGGCTTCAGAACGCTCTGGGGGCTACTTGACGCCCGTCACGCCCGTCCGGTGCCCTGCTTGCGGCAAAATCCTCGCGGAATCCGACGGCAACACGGCTATCTCATCGCGTGGCTCGATCACGTTCTACCTATCCTTTCCGTTTACTGCTCGCTGCCGCTGCGGAGAGCGGCTGCTCATCCACCCCTCGGGCGTGGCCTTGCGATACAATGACGATAAATCAAAGGCCACGTGCGCGGGAACGTCTGGTTCCGCGCCCGCGCCGACGAAGCCCTCTGAGTGAGGGTCTTGGTCGGCGCTTTTCGTTTTTATGGTCTGCGTAAGGAGCACGGCGTGGCGAAGCGGAGCTATAGCGACCGCGAGAAAGCAGAAGCTCTTGCCGCGCTCGATGCCAATGGCGGGAACCTGGCTCGCACGGCAAGGGAAACCAGCGTGCCTCGCGCCACGCTGAAGGGCTGGAAAGACGGCCAGGGTATCGGGACGGAGGTGTCGGATATCCGACACCAAAAAAGAGCGGATCTTTCCGTCCTGTGGGAGACCGTTGTGGAGAAGGCCCTCGGCCTGCTGCCGAACAAGCTCTCCGAACTCACCGGCGACCAGCTCGCCCGCGTGGCGGGGATCGGGTCGGACAAGCTCATTGCCCTGAGAGAGGCGGACATGGGCTGCATGGATGACAATGACGAACAAGACGAAGAGTACCGACCGGAGCAAATCGAGGCGCTCGTCCAGCTCGTGCGAGCCGAAGCCCATGACGAAGTCCATGACGCTTGAGCGGTTTGGCGCGTTGCGCCGTCGTGCTGTCTGGATGCCGTTTGGCGGGCCGCAGGTGGCGGCCTACCTCGCCGACGGCCAGGTCGATGTCATCGGCTACGGCGGCGCTGGGGGCGGAGGGAAAACCGACCTTGCGCTGGGGCTTGCGATGCACCGGCACCGCCGCACCATCTTCTACCGCCGCACGTTCCCTCAGTTAGAAGGCGCAGAGGACCGCGCACGCGAGATTTTCTGGAGAATCGGGAAATACACCGCCCAGAAGCGGCAATGGACGATTCGCACGACCCACAGCGTCACGGGCAGGCGGCTTCCGAAGCGTATCTCTCGCACGATCCGATTTCGGGCGATGCAGTACCTCGCCGACCGGGAAAAGGTGCGCGGAAACCCGGCTGACCTGATGGTCTTCGACGAGGCCCAGAACTTTCTTCGCGACCAGGTGCTCTTCGCGACCGCCTGGAACCGAACGAGTAATTCCGGCCAGCACTGCACCGTCCTGCTCACCTTCAACCCACCTGCGACGCCCGAGGGGCTGTGGCTGCTCGACTTCTTCGCTCCGTGGGTGAAGCGCGACCACCCGAAACCGGCCAGGCCAGGCGAGGTCCGCTGGTTCGTTACGACGCCCGATGGGATAGACGAAGAGGTTGCTGGCCCGGAACCGATCCCTGTAGAAGGCCGTGCGCCGCTCGTTCCCCGCTCGCGCACGTTCTTCCCGGCCCGCGTCGGCGACAACCCGGTCTACCGCGACTCGGGTTATCTGGCGACGCTGGACGCCCTCCCTGAGCCGTTGCGCTCCCAGATGCGCGACGGCGACATGGAGGCGGGCCTGCGCGACGATGCCTGGCAGGTAATCCCGACGATCTGGATACGAGCAGCGATGAAGCGCGGACGCGAGACGCCCTGGCCAACGGACGAAAAAGGGACTCTTCTTCCCATTTCGTCCGTCGGCGCTGACGTGGCAGCGGGTGGAGACGATCGCACGGTCTTCGCCCGCGCCGTCGGGGACTGGGTCGCTCCTCTGCTGGTTTACACCGGCAAGGAGACGCCCGACGGGAACGCTGCCGCCGGTCTTCTCCTGGCCGCGCTGGGCGACTCCAGGGTTTCTCCCAACATTGACAGCATCGGTATCGGACAGGGTCTGGTGGCGGCGCTCAAGGGCCTGAACATCCGATTCCAGGGCGTGAATGCGGGCGCACCAAGCTACGCCCGCGCTCGGGGAAGCGGCCTGCCCTTCGTCAACCTGCGCGCCGAGCTACTCTGGAACCTGCGGGAGCTGCTCGACCCGGAGAACCCCGACGGAAGACAGATCTGTCTCCCCGACGATCCCGAGCTGTTCCAGGAGCTGGCGACGCAGCGCTGGAGCCTGACCATCTCGGGGATCCAGATCGAGCCGAAAGAGGACATCCAAAAACGGCTCTCGCCGACGCGCTCGCCCGACAAGGCCGACGCGCTCGCCCTCGCCTTCTACAAAGCCCCCGTCGCCGGATACGGACCGGCGCTCACCCGTAGGTAGTCGCTCGGAGCGAAATACCAGAGATAAAATTATGTGGCCGCTAAAAACACCATCGCCCACCGTCTCAGCTTCGCTGGCCGACGCCCAGGACCAGGAAGAGAAAAAGCGCCTCGGGCGCATCCGCAGCGCGTGGAACGCTTACGGCAACGCCCTACCCGATCCGCTGGAAAAGAATACCCTTGATCCGAAAGGCGACGACAATACGAAGATCGGGTTCTCGCGCAAGATCGTCAACCTGTCCGCATTCTTCCTTTTCGGAAGCGGTGTGGATTTCGAGGTGGACGGCGATCAAAAAGGCGACATCGACGACTGGCTCACGGCTTGCTGGGAGGCGCAGGGCGACGGCTTGATCCCGTTCCTGCTCGAAATCGCGACTTCGGGTGGCATCGAGGGTGACGTCTTTCTGAGGCTCTACCCGGCCAGGCCCGGCGAGCCTTACCCGCGCGTCGTCGCCCTGTCCGCCGAGAACGTTCGCGCCATCGCCGAGCCGAGCGATTACGCCGACGTCTGCCGATTCGTCATCCAGTGGACCGGCTATGACGCAGGCGCAAGGAAGCCTGTTGCCTATCGGCATACCATCGAGCGGGCTGAGAGTGGCAAGTGGAAGATTTTGGAGCAGCGGAGTATCGGAGATTCGGCGGCCTGGATCACCGACCTGAAGGAAGACTGGCCCTACTCGTTCTGCCCCATCTTCCACGCGAAAAACCTGCCCTGGCCGCACTGCTACTACGGCGCGAGCGACCTCGAAGAAGACGTTCTTCATCTCCAAAAAGCCATCAACTTCAATGTCTCGAACGTGAACCGGATTCTGCGGGCGCACGGCCATCCGTTCGACTACGTGAGCGGCCAAAAAATCGATGAGATGGACCGCTCCGTCGGAACGATGCTTTACCTCCCCAATCCGGAGGCGCGGATCAACCGCCTGGATGAGGTTGACGACCTGAGTGCCCACGGCGAGCAGTTCCGGCGGCTCAAGGAGGCGCTGCACGACCTGACGAGCGTCCCTGAGGTAGCGACCGGGCGGGTGCAGGATCTCGGGCAGCTCTCGGGCCTGGCGCTTCAGATCCTCTACGCCCCGCTCTCTCAGATGATCTCGACGAAACAGAAGCTCTACGGGGCCATGCTGAAGCGGCTCTGCGCGGCGCTGCTGGAGGTCGGCGGGAAGGGCGAGGGCCACGTCGTGACGCTGAAGTGGCCCTCGATCGTCCCCGTCAACGTCAAGGAGCAAGCTGAGTCGGGGCTGCTGCTCCGGCAGTTAGGCGTCAGCCAGAAGACGGTTCTCTCAGAGCTGGGCTACGACCAGGCGAACGAGTCTCAGAACCTCGACGACGAGAGCGCCACGTCGGCGGAGCGCGCGGCGAAAGCCCTGGATCGCGGCGGAGTCGGTGGTGGGGGCACCTCAGGTGCCCCCACCGGAGCTTTGGACGATGTGGACGGCCTGTCGAACTCTTGCCGATTACTCTCAAGCAACCGGAGGAGTAAAACGTGAATATCTACGCTCGCGCCGCCGAACATCGAGCGCGCCTGATCGCGCTCGATGAAGCTACGCGCGCCGGGATTCGCACCGACTACCGGGACGTGGAAGAGGCGATCCTGGCGGGGGTCCGAGATCTTCTGAAGCGGCGCGACGAAGCCTTGAAGCGCGGTGAGTCGATGGGCGGCTGGCTGTACCAGAGCCAGCGCCTGGAGACGCTTCTGGGCGACGCACGGGCGCGGCTCGCTGCGTTCGGAGACCGCTCGGCGGCACGGACCGCGAGAGGGCAGCGCCGAGCGGCGGAAGCGGCGGAGAGCAATTCGGGCCAGCTCCTATTGGACATAAAGGACGGACCCTCAGTCCAGGGCGGCTTCAACGCCCTGCCGAGTGGTGCCATTGAGGCGCTCATGGGCCACCTGGCCGACGGCTCACCGCTTGTGCAGCACTTCGCCCGGCTCGCCCAGGACGGACCGGTGGATGCGCCCACCGCGCTCGCTCGGCTGCGCAAAGCGCTCCTTGTCGGCGTCGCTCTGGGTCAGGCTCCGCGCCAGGTCGCTCAGAGTGCTGCGTCCGCCCTCGATGTCTCCCGTGCCCAGGCGGAGCGCATCGCTCGCACCGAGGTTCTCCGGGCGTACCGAGAGAGCAGCCGACTAAGCTACGCCGAGAACGCTGACGTCGTCCAGGGCTGGATCTGGCACAGCGCCCGCTCGGCTCGCTCCTGCGCAGCCTGCATCGCGATGGATGGAAAGACGTTCCCGCTCGACGAGCCAATGGGGTCGCATCCCGGTTGCAGGTGCACGATGCTTCCCTGGCTGCGGATCGACGCGGCCCCGACCAACACCGGCGAGGCGTGGCTGCGCGAGCAGGACGACGTGACTCAAGCCGAGGTGCTGGGGCACGGCAGACCGGATTTCGCGGCAGCCAGAGCGTTTCGAGAGGGGAAGGTCTCGCTCGACGACTTCGTGGAGATGCGAGAGGATCCAGCCTGGGGAACGACGCGAACAGCCCGAAGCCTGAAAAACGTGCTCGCAGGTATGGAGCAAAGAAAAGCTACCGCGCTGCCCGATCCCCCGACCTCCGGGGGATTCGACGATCTCTCTGCGCAACTTTTTGGCACTCGACGGGTCCAAGTACGTGTCGCAAGCGATGTGGCGGCCATCAGCGATGACCTCTTCGGGCGATCACTCTCGCCGATGGAGTGGGCAGAGCTGGTCGGCGCTCCCGATGAGGCCCAGGTGAGCGTGACGACAGGCGAGTACCATGGCTACGATGCTGTCATGGTCCAGACCAGTCACCCGATGTATGACGGCGCGCAAATCCGCTACGTTTTCCGGGGAGACGAAGGGATCGAGGTATACAACGCCATCTTTCGGGTGAATCGGAGTTCGCCGCGCGGCGTGGCGCTTCGGGTGCTGGCCCGCCAGGTGCGCCAGGCGCAGCGCCTCGACGTCCAACAGCTTCTGGTCCACGCGGCAGGGCATCCAGGTAATCCCCGTTGGAACGGATACTACACGTGGGCACGTTATGGGTATGACTGGGAACTGGAGAGCGAAACCATCGCCCAGCTTGAAGGGACAGTGTTTGAAGGAGCGACGCACGTGAGCGACCTGATGGTTTCGGAAGAAGGCGCGGCGTGGTGGAAAGACAATGGCACCGAAGGCCACGGCTGGTTCGACTTGCGCAGCGGGTCTCTTTCGGTTAGACTTCTTGAAGGGTACATGGAAAGGAGCGGGGTAAAACCTTATGGCGATTAGCGAGAAAACGAAGCGTTTCATGGACGCGGTACGCCCTCAAAGCGGTAAGCAGCAGGGTGAGCAGCCCCCCGATCTGACTCCTGACGACGAGGCGATTCTTTCCGCTGCTTGGGGATCTACTACGAAGGCAAAAACCGCTGAAAGAGTTGTGGTAGAATCTAAAACGTAGAGCACCCGCACCTGCGGTGTCTCAAGGCCAATGAGTAGGAGCCTGGCGCTCCGCTCCTCAGCGCCGATCTTCTTCCCTTCGGGGAGGCGAGATCGGCGCTTTTTGTTTTTTTTATGTCCCCAGGTGGGACAGGAAAGACGCAATCACCATGGAAACCGACCCGAAACCGGACGAGCTGCCGAAGGCCGACGAGCTGCCTGACTGGGCGCAGAAGGAGATCGACAAGCTCCGCAAGGAGAACGCAGCCAACCGGGTCAAGGCGAAGGAGGCCGAGGACAGGGCTGCGAAAGCCGCCATGACCGAGGAAGAACGGCGCAAGGCCGAAGCGCAGGAGAACGACAAAAAGCTCACCGCCGCCGAGCAACGTGCCCACAACTTCGCTCTACAGCTCTCCGTCGAGCGCCAGGCGCGCAAGATGGGCATCGTAGACGAAGAAGCGGCGTTCCGGCTTCTGGACGCCAGTAAGGTTGAGTTCGACGATGCGGGCAATCCGACCAACGTCGAGGCGCTGCTGGGAGAGCTGGTAAAAGCCCGCACCTGGCTTCTGGGCGGGGGTGAGGCGAAGCCGACCGGCGGGAACCCGTCCGCACCGCCGAAAAAGCGCGGCGGCGAGCTGACGCAGAAAGACCTTGCGGACATGACGCCCCAGCAGATCGCGGAGATGGATACTGCCGAGGTCCAGAAGGCAATGACCCGCACGTAACCAGCCCGTAATCACGGGAAGAAAAAGCAGAGATAACAGAAATGGCATTGAACAACTTTATCCCGGTTGTCTGGGCTGGGATGATCCTCGCAAACCTCAACAAGGCGCTCGTTTATGGGCAGCCCACCGTGGTCAACAAAAACTACGAGGGGGAAATCACAGCCTACGGCGACACGGTGAAGATCAATAGCATCGGACCGATTTTAGTGCGCGACTACGTGCGTGATACCGACATGGTCGGTCCCGACGCGCTCACCGATGCGACCCGCTCGCTGCTCATCAACCGAGCCAAGAACTTCAACTTCGTCATCGATGACCTGGATAAGGCGCAGCAGAACCCGAAAGTGATGGAGGAGGCGACGCGCGAGGCGGCCTACGCGCTCGCTAACGAGGCGGATGCGTTCCTGGCCAGCCTTTACACGGGCGTGGCAGCGGGCAACACCATCGGAGACGACACGACACCCATCGTCCCAACGGCGACGACGGCCTATGAGTACCTCGTCGATATGGGAGTGCTGCTCGACGAGGCGAACGTTCCCTCTATGGGACGCTGGTGCATCGTCCCAAGCTGGTTTCACGGGTTGCTGCTCAAAGACGCGCGCTTCGTGCAGTTCGGCGGCTCCGGCCAGGAATCCACGCTTCGCAACGGTCAGGTCGGCGAGGCGGCGGGCTTTGCGATCATGAAGTCCAACAACGTGCCCAGCACGGCGGGCACGAAATTCAAGATCATGGCGGGCTATCCGGGTGCGATCACCTACGCCGAGCAGATCGGCAAGGTTGAAGGCTATCGGCCCGAGAAACGCTTCGCCGACGCGCTCAAGGGGCTTCACCTTTACGGCGCTCGTGTCGTGCGTCCCAGCGGCCTCGCCGTCATGACGGCCAACAAGAGCTAAGGAGTTTTTTCAGCCATGGAATCGACGAAGTGGGTAAAGAACCTGGAGACCGGCCTTTCGTGGGAGGTTTCCGAGAAGGCGGCGACGGAGCTGCTCAGTCAGCGCGATGAAAACGGCAAGCCGCTGTACGAGGAGACCAAGCCGCCGAAGCCCGATAAGGCACCGGTGCCGTAGAGATGGCGGCGCGTTCGGTCTGTGCCGAGCTGCTCGGGCGCGTTCGTCGGCTGACGGGGGCGGCGGAAGAACTTGCTCCGCCGCCCCCAGACGAGCTTCAGGCGATCCTCGATCAGCATATGGAAACCGTGTGGCAGGAGATGCTCGCTCCGACGACCTCCGGTCCCGGCCCATGGCGAGAGTGGAAAGCGAAGCGAGGCGGTTTCGACCTGGGCGCACAGGTTTTCTTTGCTCCTTCCGATGCGCTGACTAACGACGATTTTGCCGAGGCAAATCCGCTCGCTGGCATTTGGGTGCTCACAGAGGATGCTGCATCGACTTCTCGGTCGTTCTGGGTATCGGGGAGGCGCTATGACGTTCATGGAGCTGCGGCAGACGCGGCGGAAGAGATTCTCGCAAGCCTCCGTGTACGAGCAGTCGATGTGTCCGACGCCGACGGCCACTCGGTCAAGCGGAGCCAGCAGATAACAACGCTGGAAGGCGTCATATCCCGCCTGCGTACTCGTCAGTGGGCATCAAGTTTATCGAGCTGTAGAAGCGACATTAAACTATGAACGAAAACATTTTCAATGATAAAACTCTGGCCGTTGCAGAAGGAATGATCGTATCAAACGGTGCTACTCTGGCGATTATTTGCCGTGAAGACCCTCCTGTGTCAGCGCGTAAAGCTATTGGGTCTCTGATCGGTACCAGTGTGGTACAGGCGGTTTGGTTTTTTGTTGCCCGCGATGTATGGCATTTAGTATCGGCATGGAGCCTGGTTGGGTCGGCCCTGATCGGTGCCATAGGGGGGATCACGATCCTGAAAGCCGCAGCGCACTACGGGGAGTGGTATGGGCGCAAAAAAGCACGCGAGTTCATCAACCGCGACAGTAAAGACGAGACGAAAGAGAGTACCAGGCATGACTAAGCTTCCTCCGCGCTACGCCGACCTGGAAAAAGAAGGCGCTCCGCAGATGCTGGTACAGGCGCTGAAGCTCTATGGCACCCTGGAGACGCCCGGAAGCGCGAGCAACCCGACCATTCTCGCCTGGGCCGACGAGGTGGGTGGCAAGGTTGAGGAGGTCTTTCTGGCCGACTCCATCCCCTGGTGCGGGCTGTTTCTGGCGGTCGTGGCGAAGCGGGCCGGGTGGGAGCTCGTCGGCTCCCCGCTCTGGGCGCTCTCCTGGAGCGGCTGGGGCGATGCCAAGAAGACCCCCGAGCTGGGCGACGTCCTGACCTTCACCCGAAAAGGCGGTGGGCATGTCGGGATCTACGTTGGGGAGGACGACAGCGCCTATCACGTCCTGGGCGGCAACCAGTCCGACGCCGTGACGATCACGCGCATCGCCAAGAGCCGCCTCTACGCCGCGCGCACCCCGCGGTGGCGCATCGCGAAGCCGAAGAACGTGCGGCGTATCCACCGGAGCGCGACGGGCAGCTTGAGCAGTAACGAGGCATAGGATGCGTAGCCCGACACCAAACAGTCCCGTGAGCCTGCTGCCTGCTCTTACAGAGGTGCAGCTCTACCCGGCCAACATCACTAAAATCCGTCCGGTCGCACTGACCGAGCAAGAGCGATTCCATCCCGGTCTGGTCGGTAAATATGTACGGATCGTTGGGGTGAACGCAGCCTTAGCCGCAGGCGCTCCAGGGCGACATGCGCTTATCGGACGCGAGTTCCGAACGAAGTTTTTCGAAGAGAACTGGCTGGGTGACGGCGCAAACTGGCTGATGATGAGCCTGCTCCCCGCGCCGAGCGGTGCGACGGGCTTCATCGTGGACGTGCTCGACAGGCCGACGCTGAAACCAGCCTACTGCAAGGTGATTTTTGGGAACTCGCTTACGGCAGCAAGCAGGCACGTGGCGTCGATCTTAGATTTCGGCATGGCCTCGGATGCGATCGGAGATCTGCTCGCGCCCTGGTGCAGCGTGGAGAGCGTCGGTGTCTACGGCGAGACGGCGGCGCAGGCTCGGGCAGCGTTCGCCGCTCGCTGGGCAACGGCCAAGACGCTCGCCGCAGGCCGCTCGATGCTGGTCTGCTTCCAGTTCGGGGAAAACGATTTCCAGAGCACCACCGTCGCGAGCGTCCAGGCGGATATTGAATGGATGAGGGCGCAGGCTCTGGCCGATTCGAGCGCCGACGTCATCGGGGTGGGCGTCACGACCTGTCACCCGCGCCTCGATGCCGTCGGCGACTACGAAGAAAAGCGTGCCGCCTTCAACGTCTGGGCGCGGAGCTGGCGATCGATGCCGGGTCGGTACTGCTGCGACTGGGCGGCGGCCTACCTCCAGCCGATCCAGCCGATCAACGACCACGTTCACTTCAACCCTTACGCCCTCTATGGGTTCGCCGCACCGGTTGCAGCGGACACCATGGAGTACCTTGCGCGAGCCGAAGGCCCGCCGACGGCTGCTCAGATAGCGGCTGCGGTTCGTGCGGACATCGAGCGAGAAGATGGTGTGCTTGCGGAGATTTCAGAGGCGAGTGGGGCGATCGCCATTGTGCGTGGCCCGCTTTCCCTATTTTCAGATGGCGATGGTGAAACTCGCGAAGCCGAGATTGTTTACGTTGGTGAGCGTCCTACGCTACGGCTTGTCGTCCGGGCTGGCAATGGGGTTCCGCTGACAGCGCCAGTCCTGGGGAAGATCACCAGGATCGACACTGGAGCGGTGGTCGCGGACAACATCCCTGCGGTCGCGATTGCGCTCGACGAGGGCCGTGTGGGACTGGACGTTCCTGCTGCTGCGACCGCTCCCGCCCTGGCCGGGGTTCGCCTGCGACTGACGCTCTCCTGGACGGATGGAGCGGGGCGGCTTCAGGTTGCGGGCGAGGTCGGATTGGAGGTGCGCGACCGATGAGCGTCATCATGTCCCCTGAGGAGCGCGCCGAGGCCCAGGCCGACTTCGCTGAGCAGTTCTGCCCGATTGTGGCGAAGGTCTTCCGCCAGGTCGCCATCCCGACGCGAGGTGGCGGAGAGCGAAAAGAAGATGCCGCCCACGGCGAGCTTCGCGTCTCTCTCACCGAGCGGACGTCCGCTCTTGGTGAAGACGGACGACGAAGCCGGGCCGTCGAGACCGAGCGCGCTACGGCTTATGTGGATGTGGCCCGGCTCAATACCGGTGACATCCTGGAGATCGACGGGAAGCGCTGGCGCATCTCGACGATCACGCCTTCGGGCCTCGCGCTTCATCTGGATCTCGTCGGGGAGCCGATCTGATGCCCGTCACGGTCTCGCTCGACACGCGCGGCCTGGATCGCCTGGCTGCCCGGCTCGGCGATCGCGTGGACGCGGTCGTGCGCACGCTCGCGTTCCGGGTTGAGGCGGCAGCCAAAAAAAAGGCCCCCGTCGATTCGGGTTTTCTCCGTAGCTCGATCCAGGTGCGCGATAAAAGAATCGGCGATGGGCAGGCGGAGGTGATCGTCGGAGCAGAGTACGGCTTGGCGGTCCACGAGGGGGCACGTGGCCGGGCGGCCAGGCCGTTCCTGGCGGACGCGGTGAAGGAAGTCGAGAGCGAGCTTCCCACGGTGCTTGCCGCGTTCGCCGGTCAGATCGAGAAAGACGCTACCTGATGGCTCCTCTCGCCGCCTGCGAAGCGATCCGGGAGCGTCTGTCACGGGATGAGAGTCTGCGCGGCCTGGTCGTCGCGCTCACGCCGTCGGGCCAGCCCACCGGCGAGACCGATCTCCTTCGGCGCTTCTGCCTCGCGCCGGGGCCGCAGGACTCCCCCACCTACCCGCTCGTGCTCTGGCAGGAGGTGGGGGCGGGAGCCGCAGAGCGGGTGCGTTGCGGGAAGATCGATTCCTCGATGCACCGGATCCGCGTATGGGCGGTGGCTCCCGGACGCGACTTGGCCGCTCTGGAGCCGCTGGCCGACCGCATCGGCGAGCTGCTGGGAGGATTCTCTCCTGCCGGGATGTTCTTTGCGCTCGATGCGCCCTGGCAGCAGCTCGCCCTGGGCGCGAGCGGAGAGTTCTGCGAGCTGGGCTGGGAAGTTCTGGCTACCGTGGATGCCACGTAGGAAGGATGGGTAAAAAATGTCACTGAAGTCAGGTGAAGTCGGGCTGACGCTGGAGTACGGAGGGCCGGAAGACGGCGTGCCCAACTGGGGAGCGGTGGTGAACATCACCTGCCCGCGAGAAAACTACGACGAGTCCGAGGAAGCAGTCACGACGCCGGATAACGGACGCTGCGATGCGCTCGAACTCACCCAGTTCGTGCGCGACCGGGCAAAAATCAGTCTTTCACTGCCCATCAAGAGCGACGGCCAGCTCTATGTGGTCGAGGGTACGGGGCACTACTACCGAATTACCCGAACCTTCGCGGCGGGCGCACCGAAGGTTTTCATCGCCGTCGTTCGCTCCAACAAGCGCGGCGTATCGGGTGATGGGCGGCCTATGCAGGATCTGAGCTTCGAAGTGCAGGCGGTCGCCTGATGAGCCTTAGAAAAGCTCGTAAGGCAGCAGGGGGGCGAACGGACGCGCCGATCGGTGTCGTCGAGTGGCAGGGAGAGTTGCTACGCTTTCGCCGCCCCACGACGGCCAGCGTGAACGTCGATGCCCAGCTCTTGAAGGACGCTCGGGCCGACTATCTGGAGGTGCCCGAAGAGACGCTCTGGCTCTGCCACGTTATCGGCTCGTGTTACCTGCCGGATGAAGAGGACGGTGGCATCGTCCCCTGGCGCGAGCTGGCCGACATCGCCCTGGACAACGACCTCGCGTTCTCTGGCCTGGCGAGCGCGTTCGAAGCGGCCTTCCCGGAGTTTTCGACGTGGTTGCGAGGGCGACTAAAAAACCTGAGCGGGGCGCAGGCGAAGATACAAGACGACGCCTCGCCCGAATCGCC